AAGATTTACAATAGTTAATAACATAAAAGGAAGCAGGGTAGTAGATGTATATATTCCAAACGATGTTGAATTACCAACTGACTGGAATAGTATGGAAGTTGAAAAGCAAGATGAGTTCCTATACAAATGGCAATTGCGTTCTGTCTTAAGAACGGAGGATATAGATTACGGTAAAGCCATAGAGATATGGCAAACCAACGAAGATGAACTTGTTAAATGAGTATAATTGCTGAAGTATTAATGCCACCTGAGTGGACAAAGAAAGCCTTGTGTGCGGAGGTAGACCCTAATATATTCTTCCCTGAAATCGGGGAGAATGTATCCGTAGTTAAAAAAATATGCAAAGCCTGTGATGTTAGAGAAGAATGTTTAAAGTTTTCATTAGACAATGACGAAAGGTTTGGTGTATGGGGCGGACTATCAGAAAAGAACAGACGGCAGTTAAGGGCACAGAAAAAACTAGGCTAAAGTTTAGGCTTATATTCCTAGCCTTACTAGTTACAGCCCTAACCTTATTCTCAATTAATAGGTTGGGCACACCCTTTAAATCCCCTATTCCAATACAGACCAAGGCTACAATGGAGCAGAAGAAGGCTAACAAAGCGTTGGCTAAGAGGATTGCTTGGGTTGGGTATGGTTGGAAAGATAAGGAGTGGGCGTGCCTTGATAAAATCTTTGTTAAAGAAGCAAAGTATGACCATTTGGCAAAGAATAAATCTGGTTCAAGTGCATTTGGAATTGGTCAAAGACTTAAAGAAACTAGCACAGACCCTATGGTTCAGATACTACACACTTATAAATATATTCAACACAGATATAAAACTCCGTGCTCTGCACAAAGGTGGCATACCCGACACAATTGGTATTAGTGTTTGACTTAAGGGGTGAGCCAACCCTTGTTTGTATATGTGGTTCAAAGATGTGGAACTTAAAAGTAATGTGGGATACGGAGACAAGGCAAGTGGGAATGTATTTGTTAGACCAAGTATGTATTGAGTGTGGTGCTATGGCTACTGCGCCAACAGAGATAGATGGGTGTGATTAATGCCAACGTATGAATATAGATGTGATGACTGTGATACAGTAGAAGGTCATTATCGTAGCGTAGATGACAGAAATGAGTTTCCAACTTGTCAACATTGCACGCGGGATATGCGCCGATTATTACAAGCAACACCAGTCAAGTTTAATGGAACTGGATTTTATTCTACGGGTGGTTGACCCTCTGGGAAATCTTCATCACGATAGGGTTTAAACCCACCAATTTTATTAATCAATTTTCTTATAGTTCTTTTGTTTCTCATACGAGCAGTGTCTTCACTAGGTAATTTCATTTCATCTGCAATCCCTTGGAAGTCCATACTCTCACAGTAACGCAGGAACAATAACTTCCTATCCTCTTTGTTTAACTTCCAAAATCCAGCGTCAATCTCAATCATCATAGCCATCATATTGCCACCTTCAGAGGGTGCAGAAGGGCGAGCAGTGCCACCGAGATTTAATTTATGTGCAAGATTAATCTCACCTCTTAAGACAGAAGGTAGTAAGGCTTCAATCATATCTGCTTGGTAAAAGAATAGGTCAGAGGTTTCGTAGCCACCAGTTTTTGCTTTCCAAGATTGGCAGTAGTCTAAGGCTTGGTTACGGAGTGAACGATAAATTAAATTCTTTGCATCCTTTTTACCAATTGCTTCCCAAGTATTTAGTTTATTTGGGTGCTCAACAAACCATTGATATAGGTTTTGTTTTATATCTTGTATATCAATCTTGAACTTAAGATGATATTCAGAGGCAACAGAGTCCACTACGTAGTCCCAAGTTTTTATTCTATCCCATTCAATCACGTAAGTTTTATACCCAATTCCAGTGGAAGAAATGTAACTAATTTATTTGTTTTTGATTTGTTTTGGAATTCAGTTGTAACCCATTCTAAATCCTTAACTACTGAATTAAGAGGGAAAGCCCATACACCAAGAGGTGTAGAGTTTATATACCAAGGCTGATAGCCTAGAGTTTCTGCGGTAACAACTAAGAAGTCAAACTTTTTTCTTTCTAACAACAGAGTATCGTAATGGGTAAGCCTAGACTTAAGTTCAATAAACATTTGGAATTCATTACTAACACAATCAAATCCATCATATTCATTAGAAGACTTTTCTAAATCAGAATAGTGTCCAACCTTTAGCCAATCAAATAACTCTTGTTCCTTCACTCAGTATCCCACTTATGTCTTAAGACTAATAGTGCGATGATTGAGTAGTTTGCCATATCCTTAAAGGAGTCTTCAAGCGATTCGTATTGTGGCGTTGCGCCGTTGTCGACAAGGTTATTAATGCGAGCAAGTTTGTCGTGCATACGAACTCGTAATCCATTAAGAGGTCCACCTGGTGAGTCCGAGATATTTTTCGGACCGTAATCAAGATGTTTCTTGATGAGTAATTCTTTAAGTTCATCAAATGTTTCGCTTACTGCTTTCTCAAAATCGGGGTTAATACTAAGGGCCATATTTTTTTACTCACCATTCTCTTTGTCGCTTTCAGTTAGCATACGGACTCGTAATCCATTGAGAGGTCCACCTGGTGAGTCCGAGATATTTTTCGGACCGTAATCAATGTGCTTCTTGATAAGTAATTCTTTGAGTTCATCAAATGTTTCGCTTACTGCTTTCTCGAAATCGGGGTTAATGTTAAGGGCCATATTTTTTTTACTCACCATTCTCTTTGTTGCCTTCAGTTAATAATTGCTGAAGTGATTCGTCAAAATTCTGTAGAGAAGATTTGACTATCATATCCTCAATCAACGTGTCAATTAAGTCATAACCATTTTCTGCTGCAAAAAGTGTAACATAGGTAGATTGTGCTATATGTCTTATTTGTTCCGTGTTGTCCGAATTATCATAAAGAAATCTAAGTAGGGAACCAAGCATTAATCTATACCCATTAGGAAGAATTAGGTAAGGGTCAAACTCGTCTTCATCTTCTAGGGTATGGTCTATTAAATCAAATGAATTTTCAAACTCTTCACCGCACTCGTGGCACTTGTGATATTCGGGGTCAATCGGCTCTTTCACTCAAGTCCAGCCTTCTCCCTTATATAACCTACTCCAAATTTAACGTAGGCTGAGTTGACATCTTCTCCTTCTGGCAATTGCACAATAGTAACGGGGAGTTCCCTAGCCAATGAGCGTGCGAACTCCGTGCCTGGTTGGTCTCCATCGGCAAAGACAAATATTCTTTCAAAGTCCGCGAGTAAACGAGTGTAATGTTTCTTCCAACTATTAGCCCCAGGAACACCGACACAAGGGATACCAACACAAGCAGAGAGAGTAATAGTATCAAGTTCACCTTCGCACACTCCTATGTAATCATTTGCTTTATCTATATCTAATACGTTATACATCTTGGTATCTGCACCAGTCATACCCATATACTTAGGTTCAACAGCAGGATTAAGAGAGCGAAAACGCAAATCGACAGCACCAGTCTTGGTAATATACGGTATGGATAGTCGTCCTTGGAATGCTTCGTGTCCAATTTCAGGCCTCGCGACTACGCCTAATTGCGCCAGACGTGCCACTTCCAACGGAATGCCTCTGCTTCTTAGGTAATCTTCCGCCAGATAAATGCTTTCCGCGTAGTTGACTGCCGCTCTGCCCAGTAATTCCTTCTGCGATGCGCTCTGCTTCACGTATGTTTACTCCTTCTTGTTGGCTTATGATTTGTAAACTGTTACCTTGCACTCCGCAGGCGAAACAGAAGAAAATATTATTGTCAAGATTCGCAGTTCCTGACTGGTGTGTATCGGAGTGGAATGGGCACTTGAGATTAACTTGCCCGTGAGTTTGTCGTAGACTTGCTCCGTAGTGCAAAAGGATTTCTCTAATGCTTGGTAGGTCATTGTCATTTCTTCTCACCATAACCTGCCTCCTTTAAAAGATTAACTACATCTTCTAGTCTTAAGACTACAACCCAATCCTTGACTTTCTCTTCACCTTGACCGTTAAGTCTTAAACAAACTAAACCAAGTATGCCAGTTTTAGCCCGTTCTTTCAGTTGTTTAATGGCACTTGAGGGGTTAAATCCAGTTCGTGCTTTTACTTCCCAGTCTATACCAACACACCCAGTTATGTCTGTGCCACTACGACCAGCACCAGTAGATTCTGCAAAGGGAAATCCATTAACCGCTAAGTATTCAGCCACTACTTTCTGACTGCGATACCCTCTATGTTTGCGAGACTGAGATGGCATTTTTATCTTTCTTTAAAATATTAATAGCCAAGTCTAAACCCGTAACTAAACCATCTGACCATTCATCTTTTACTTCAATCTTTAAATTTTTTATTACTTCAATAACTTTATCTATTTCAGCCTTAGTTTCAAACATAACAAGTTGACGAATCTCTTGAGTCATATCGTCTTCTGTTTCTCTAAGCATAACTATCCACCGTTCTCAGGTATGTCACTCATAAACATAAACTCAGGGTTAAATGATAGCCAACAATTTAGATTAGCATTAGCATCAGCACGCCCGTATCTATTCTTTACAGGGGCAACAGCCATAGAAGTGCCAACAACTCCAAGAGTGCAGATAAGAGCAGGAAGTTGTGCCACTTTACCCTGAAGAGCCGAGCGAGGTTGACAAGGAGTGCCAAGTACAGCCTCAGAAGTATGATGCAAAATAATGATAGCAGCGTTAGTAGCACGAGCAAGGTATTTTAACTCCTTCATAATAGCCCTCATAGAAGCAAACTCTTCGCCTCCATCAGTTGCAATATCCATAAGGTTATCCACAAAGATTGCTACAGGTGGGCAACCCCACAGTTCTTCAAAGGCTTGGACTTCTTCATCTATGTCTTGCAACGTAGGACTAGATTCAAATGACCAAACAATATGAGCACCCTTTGCTAATACAGCACGAGTCCAACCTTGGTCAGTATTCATCAATTGTTCTACATCAGTTTGATTCTTACCTGAAATCATTGAGGCTAATCGCATAGCCATAGTGTGTGCATTAGTGTCAGCAGATATGTATAGGCTAGGCACCTTCATATTTAATGCTAAGGCTAGGGCAAGAGTTGACTTACCTACACCTGGAGTTCCAGCGAGCATAGATACTTCGGCTCTGCGAAATATAATTTTGTTACTTTCAAATGTTTTAAATACAGAAGGTAATGGTTCACCACCTATATCACGTCTACCTATGCTGCGAACTAAGGTTTTCATTTTTACCTTCATTAAAAGTAATTGGATATTTTGGATATAGTTTTCTAAAACTGTAAGTCATTTGTCTTGTTGACCAATTATGTATACCGTATACAAACTTAAAATATAATTTCATTTCACCCCCAATAACATCATAATTAAAGCAAGCACTTGTTGTATTTCTAAGTAAAATAACATTAACATTTCAATCATTTAAACTTCCTGTCTTAAGTTGGAAGAGGGATAATTTCCCGTTTAATACCCCTCTACCAATTCTTATTCTAGTTCTACTTGAACTAGTTTGCTGGTTTGCATTGTTCTGGTCCCTGAGGTAGCGGGCAAGACCAAAACGCGTAAGGCTTCCCCGTTGCTTTCGCTACTCCACTGCGATGTGTTCGCGGTCCGTGTATGCAGGTCGGAGTTGAAAGACCTGCCGTAGCGGATGGAGCCGATTGCGGGGCGGTTGTTGAGGTAGGCATTTGCATTGTGCCTGCTGTTGAACCAGTGGTCCCCAAAGGGGCTGTGGTGTAAGCACATTGAATTAACTTTCCTGTTGCTGCTATCTGAGTAGAGTAATCACTCACACCCTCAAGCATCACAGATAATTCTTCGGCTGTTTTTGCACGTATATTAATCAAGTCTCCACTTGGAGTTTTATAAGAGACCTGTAACTTCCATTCTTCAGTTGCCATTTATTTTTCCTTCGTGAATTGGCAGTGTTCTGTGAGTCCACAGTAACTGCACGATTGTAGGTTCGGTAGAAATATACCAGCCTTACGAGCCTTATCAAAGCCTGACACAAAATATTCTAGTGTGTCTAACGTATATCTACTAAGGTCAACCATCTCCCCTGTCCCTGACTCACGAGACATCCAGTAATTACCTAGATTGACTTTAACGCCAAGCATCTCTTCTACACCGACTTTATAAAAGCCTAATTGTAAATCAGATATTGGCTTGCGAGAGGATGTTTTCAAGTCGACAATCACAAGTTGTCCGTTAACTTCAAATATCCTATCAATAAACATCTTCACTTGAACATCAGCGATGATGGGATTTAACTCCAACTCAATAGCCCGAACACCTTGAGGGGTAGTCCAGATTTTCCAGTCTTTATTATTCTTGCGCCAAGAGATGTAGTTATCTACCCACTTGGAACCCTGTGTATTCCACCAAACAGCATCTTCTTTATTTGGATTTGCAATCGTTGAACGACCAGCAACACGAGCAATTGAAAAATCTAATCCTTCAGTTTCTTTTAGCCAAGCCTTATCCCATAGTTCATTCATTTTCTAGGTCATACAATTCTGTTGCGTGGTGAAATGCTCTACCACCAGCAGACCAAATACTCGGTTCTTCTGGTAGTTGTAATAATCTTCCTAAGTAATACTGATAACCACAAGTCAAATAAGTTGTGAATGCTGAATAGGATATATGTGCGGGTAGTTCATAATCATCAAGTTTAATCATACTTTCTCCTGTCTTAATTAGATTAGATGATTCTCCTACGGAGGACAGGAGAGTACTCAACATAAAAAAACCATCTAATACCTATGTAGTTATATATCTTATTACCCTGTCGGGTAACCAGATTTAGGAAAGCCCCCCCACCCCCCATAAAAAATTATGGTTGGTAGAGAAGACATAACCCTGTCGGTGTAACCGTCATTGAGGTTTCGCCCCCACCATTGCTGGTAGATGTATCTTAACACAGGGCACTGACATA